ACAAGCAGCGGAACTCGGCTTATCTATGACCCCCGGTGCATTCGTCCAGATGGGTGCGGAAACTCTCATGCCTTCTATCGGAGAAGATATCAAGGAAGAAGCTGAGACGATGACCGAAGAAGAGTTCTTAGGCGGTTTTGCCGCAGACACATTTGAAGATTAATCCACTAAGGAGAAACACATGAAAGACATCATGAGTGCAGATACATACGGTATCGACTATAACTGCGGCGAAAACAACTTAGTTCGCGAAGGCAAAGACTTCGACACTAAGGCTCGCACTGATGTTCTAGTTCAAGACGCAGCCAAAAACGGTAAAGGCAAAAAGCCTACTGATACCGGTATTTTTGGTATGGCTGATGACATGAGCATGTACAACGATTCAGGTAAGTAAAAATGAAGGACGGTTTCCTCGATAAACCAGACGACGGTCAGGTTACCGTCCAAGATGCCGAAGAGCAGATGCCCGGTCTGGCAGGGCACATTCGGCAGCGTTTTGAAGATTCTGAGAATGGTCGTCGTGCGATGGAGCAGCGTTGGCTGCAAGCGTACAAAAACTTCCGCGGTATGTATGAGAACTATCGTGAGAGTGAACGTTCTAAGGTCTTTATTAAGATTACCAAAACAAAGGTACTATCTGCATACGGTCAGATCGTAGATATCCTATTCGCGAACAAGAAATTCCCTATCGTAGTGGAATCGACCCCTATCCCAGAGGGAATCGTCGAGTTTGCGAAGGCTCCTAGCCCCTACGACGAGATTGTAGACCCTTACGGGTACCCCGGTGACGGTAGAGACGAAGAACCTAACTTAGGACCTTACAGGGATTCTGGTGCGGTTCCGGGTGTAGCTAAGATGGGTGAACCACAGGTTTCCCCTGCAAAAGAAGCTGCACGTAAGATGGAAGAGCAAATTCAAGACCAGTTGTTGGATACCAACGCTGTGAATGTTTTACGTAATTCGATCTTCGAGTCATCTCTACTCGGTACAGGTATCGTAAAAGGTCCTTTTAATTTCTATAAGAAAATCCACAAGTGGGAACGCGGTGGAAACGGTGAGCGTGAGTACATTCCGGATGAGAAGGTTGTACCACGTATCGAGCACGTCTCGTGTTGGGACTTTCACCCTGACCCATCCGCAACGAGCATCGAAGATTGTGAGTACGTAATCCAACGTCACCGCATGAATCGTCAGCAGTTGCGTAACCTACGTAATGTTCCGTACTTTGACCACGAAGCTATCGAAGAAGCTTTAGTACGCGGACCTAACTACCAAGATAAATACTACGAAGATACCATCCGTGAGGATGATACCGAGCCGTACTACCAAGAGAACCGTTTTGAGGTGCTCGAGTATTGGGGTACCCTCGATGCAGAGTTTGCCCGTAAAGTTGGGTTGGACTTAGGCGACAACATCAGCGAACTAGACGAAGTACAAATCAACGCATGGATATGCGGTAACGTCGTTCTACGTTGTGTGCTTAATCCCTTCACACCCGCGCGAATTCCATTTCATGCGTTCCCCTACGAAGTTAACCCGTACCAGTTATGGGGTGTAGGTGTAGCGGAGAACATGGAAGATGCTCAGATGCTTATGAATGGTCACGTTCGTATGGCTATCGATAACTTAGCACTGGCGGGCAACCTTGTGTTTGACGTGGACGAAGCGAGTCTCGTTCCCGGTCAGAACTTCGATATTTATCCCGGCAAAGTATTCCGTCGTCAGTCTGGCGTTACGGGTACTGCGATCAACGGTCTTAAATTCCCTAATACTGCTCCTGAAAACATTCAGATGTATCAGATCGCACGTCAGTTGTCTGACGAAGAGACTGGTATTCCGAGCATTATGCACGGTCAGACGGGTGTAACCGGTACCGGTCGTACATCGTCTGGTCTTTCTATGTTGATGCAAGCAGGTGCTCAGTCTGTGAAGACTGTCATCAAGAACATCGACGACTATATGTTAAAGCCGTTAGGCGAAGCATACTTCCAATGGAATATGCAATACAACGACACCTCGCCTGATATCGTAGGTGATCTCGAAATCAAACCACGTGGAACTTCAGCAGTTATGCAGAAGGAAGTACGTTCACAACGTCTCACTTCTCTACTCCAGACTGTTGCAAACCCAATGTTGGCTCCATTCATTAAGTTGCCTAACTTAGTCCGAGAGTTGGCTATCGCACAAGACATTGATCCAGACGAGTTGGTCAATGATGTTAACGAAGCACAGCTATATGCTGAAGTATTGAGAGGTCTACAAAATGCTCAACAAGGACCAAGCCCAGAAGGTGGCACCCCTAGTCAACAATCCCCAAGCATGGGAGGGGCTGACGGCGTATCTGGCGGACCTCCACCAGTTGACGCTTCAGGGGTTGGTGACGGCACAATCGGAACGGGAAATGTTCCAGTTGCAGGGGAAGATGGTTTTACTGGAAACACTCCTTAAACTAAAAACTAACCATAGAGCTGTAGTGGATAATAATAAAAATGCCTAGCCTATTTGATGCAATCAGAGCACGTATTCGAGCACAAGCTACTGGGGGAGCGGCACCGCAAGCACCGGCGAGTCCTACTAGCGGTGAAACTCCATCACTTGCGGGGTCTTTAACTTCAGCTCAGTACGGTACTGGTGCTACAGCGAGTACAGCGATGGGTGCGGGCACCCCTGCTGTTGACGCCCCACAAGAAGCTCCGAGTGCATTTCAAGGTGTTAAAGACGCAGTAAACTTTACGACGTCTAACCCCGCCTATGCTGCGGCGAAGGAGTCCGCTCCGGTGGCTCCCGGCAGTGTGTTCGACGTGTCAGAAAGTGGTAGTAAGATGAATAAAGCGGGGCAGTCTGTCTTAGCGATGTTTGATCCTTCCCCTTTCGCTGCCGTTACATCCTTAATGTCGGGCACCAACGTGCAAACTCCGATGGGAACAACTTCCTTCCGTCCCACCGGTGTTCTCGGTACGATGTTCGATATCAACATGAACAACCAGTACGACGTCGCTGCTCAAATAGCTGCGGGTACTCCCGGTTATCACCAGTTCATGTCAGATGGAAAAGTTGTTAGCTTGAGTCCCGGACCGATGGGTATGGGTACTGTTGTGAACGGCACGTTTAACGGTACTTCTCAACAAGCGATGAACCAATACGCGGCTATGTTCGGTGTTGATCCAAAAACTGCCGACTTTAGTGCCCGTCCGGGTGAAGATGCATTTGGTGAAGCTCTTACAGGCTTTGTAGGATTCTCCGGTGGTTTTGACTCGAATGGTAATTTCGTCGATGCGGCAGGTAATACTGATACTGCGGGCTTGAGTGTTGAAGCGATGACTAACCACGTAGGTTTGGTCAATGACTTTGTCGGTCTCGAAGCGGCGATGAACGCAGTAGATTTCTCTAACATGGATCAATCTGCGAAAGATGCCATGATGAATGCTCTCGCTGCGGGTGAACTCCACGCGAATGCTGCTACAGATAAGGCGGGTAACATCGTAGGTTTTGCAACCGCTACTGGTGGTGTTGTGCAAGGGATGTTCGACTCTGCGGGTAATCCTGTTACTACGGGTACGGGTATCGTAAGTCCAGATGCTATGAATTCATGGGCTGCATCCTTCGGTACGCCGGGTGTTGATGCACAAATGCCGGGGGATTGGAGCGGCAATGATGGTTATATGGGCGGGGGTGCTGATACTGGCTTTGCGGGTACTGCTCCGAGCGACTTCAGCTTCGGCGTAGACCTTTCGGATGATGTATCTGATGATGAGTCGTATAGTCCTGCTGCGGATAATAATACTTCCGACGATTTTGGCGGCTACGACGGTGGCTACGATGATGGTAGTTTCGGAGGTATGGCACGCGGCGGATATGCGATGGCAGAAGGTGGTACACCTCCTGTTTTACAAGAGGGTGAAACCCCTGCCGGATTTGCTAACAAACAAAGTACGCCACCACCTGTCATGGTAGGTGATGGTGAACCTGCTACAGAAGCAGAAACTGTTGCGGATAACATTCCGACAGACGTAGAAGAAGGTACTTTCGTACTCAATGCACCGGCGGTTGAGTTCGCGGGTTCAGAAGACATTAAGAAGATGTTGTTGGGTGCGATGCAAGAAGCAGAGCGTCAGGGTATTGACATAACCCAAAACAACACTAAAATGAGTAAAGAGAACCTCGTATCTTTAGTTGTTTCTAAAAAAGAGGTACTCATCCCCCCTGTACTAGCTGAAATCATTGGCTACGACCGTCTCGAAAAGATTAACAACCGCGGTAAGAAAGAAGTTGAAAAACGTATCGCAGAGAACGGTCAGGATATTCCACAAGAAGCAGTAAACGCGGCAGCAGGTGGTGGTGAGCAAGGTTTTGCAAAGCCTACACGTACTAATGATCAGTTGTATAACGATCCCCGTACCGAAGAAGAGTTAGCCTCATTCAATCAGGTTATCGAGCAGAACAAAGACAAGAATTTTGTACAACGTATGCTCGACGCAAATTCTAAAGGCATGCCTGTTGAAGGTGAGCCGGGGGCAGAAAAGACCCATAGAATGAACGCGGAGTATTTTCCGGATACGAATGAGTGGGTAGCATTCCCCTCAGTAATTCAAAAGTCTTCCGGTGAAATGTACGACTTCGGTAAAGATGCTATCGCAGCCGGAGACCACGCAAGAAATACCGGAGAATATATTAGCTTCGGTAATGACGCGGATGCAGCTATCCGTTTTAGCATCCACTACAAAGACTCGAGTGCTTGGGGTAAGGGTCGCGGTAGCAAGAAAAAGATGGCGTATGGTGGTGACTCCGGAATTGACGAAGTTCCCAAGATATACGAATCAATTAAACGTCAGGGTGGTGATCCACGCTTAGACTTTGAAGACTTCACCAAGACGATGAAAGCTTTCCAGAAGGGTAAAGTCTATCGTCCGATGCGAGAAGAGCCTGATACGCCCGAGTTTGATGCGGAAGTAAGGCAGAAATATAACCTGTTCTTCCCTGACGATGAACAAAAATATCCATACATGAATAAGGCTGAACGAGAAGCCGCCCGTGAGATGGACAAAGCAAACATGATTGACAAGTCTTTACCTCTCGCTCGTCAGCGAGAAGACGGTACGCTCTACTACATTGACCGCGATACAGGTAAAGAAGTCCCTAATCCAAATTCAGGCGAAGGTTTCGTACCCGCGCCATAACAGTCGTTCTCCCGACTTAAAATAATTTAAACGGCTACCTGACAATTCCGTCAGCCCCGTAATACCTACGGCTACCTTCTATGCCAAGAAGCCCCGTGAGATAGGAGAAAACATGGCAAAACAAAAAGGGCATCGCGCCAACAAAGCGAACGACAGCTTCGGCACAATTAATGACGATAACTTATATCGTGGTAAATACCGTGACGAAGTCTACATGGATGATGACGAAGACGAAGTGAAAGCTGCGGACCCCTCAGAAGATGAGGCTACTCCGGAGGAAGAACCAAATTTCGCAAAGCCCAAAGAGGGATCAGAAACCGACTATAAAAAACGGTATGACGATCTCAAGCGACACTACGACGCAAAGCTCGAAGAGTTTAAGCAAGAACGTGAGGACTTGTTAAAGGCTCAACAAGCAGGTAAAGACAGCGGATTAAAAGCGAGTGAACTCCCTAAGACCCCAGAGGAATTAGAGCGTTTTAAAGCGAAGTATCCAGATGTTTACGCCATTGTAGAGACAGTGTCATCAATGCAAGCCGAATCTCGAATGCATGATCTCAAGAAGGAAGTTGAAAATCTTCGTGGTCGTGAACAAGAGCTAGAGGTTAAGAGTGCGTATAAAGAGTTAACTTCAGCGCACCCTGACTTTGTTGAGTTAAAAACAGATGAAAAGTTTTTAGCTTGGTTAGATAAACAACCTGCATCTATTGCAGATGGTATCTACAAAAACAACAAAGATGCGAAATGGGCAATCCGAGTCGTTGATTTGTACAAGCTTGATACCGGCAATGTCGGTAAAAAGAAAGTAACGCGTGACGCCGATCCTGCTGCATTAGTTGGTAGAGCTACCGCTAAAGACGTAGTAGGGGAAGCTAACCCAGATTCAGATAAGAAGGTCTGGAAAGCTTCAGAGATCGGCAAAATGAAGTCGTGGCAGTTCGAGAAATTTGAAAAGGAAATCGATGCTGCACGTGCTGAAGGTCGAATCGATTATTCACGTTAATTTAACTATCTCTATAAAAGGAAGGTAACAAAATGGCTTTTGATAGCGCATCAGGTTATAACAACCTACCTTCAGGTAACTTTACTCCAGAAATCTTTTCTCAGAAAGTCCTGAAGTTTTTCCGTCGTGCCTCTGTAGCTGAAGATATCACCAACACCGATTATGCGGGTGAAATCGAAAACTACGGTGACACAGTACGTATCATCAAAGAACCAACAATCACTGTATCTGCTTACTCTCGTGGCGCAGTTGTTAACCCACAAGATTTGGCAGACGATCAGATCACTATGGTTGTTGACCAAGCAAATGCATTCGCATTCAAGATCGACGACATCGAAGAGCGTCAGTCACACGTTAACTTTGAAGCGTTGGCTACTTCTTCAGGTGCGTACTCTTTGAAGCGTAAGTATGACGGCAACGTTTTGACTTCAATGTTCGGCGGCGCGGGTATCTCTTCTGAGTCAGGTGCATCTGTACAGCAAGTAACTGGTTTGGGTACTCTAGGTACTCCACTGTCAGTTTCTACTGGTGACATCGCGGTTAATACTCTCTTGAAGATGGCTCGTGCAATGGACGATCAGTCTATCCCAGAAGAAAATCGTTTCTTCGTTGCAGGTCCACAGTTCTACGAAACTCTGTTTAAAGCAGGTTCTAAGTTTGCTGAAGTTCAAGTAACTGGCGACCAGACTTCTCCACTACGTAACGGTCTTGTAATGCAAGGCATGATTGCGGGTATGAAGTGCTACAAGTCAACTGCAATGAACGATTCAGGTACTGATATCGTAACTGCTACTGGCTTGGGTTCAGGTGAGTTCCCAATCTTGGCGGGTCACATGTCTTCAACTGCGACTGCATCACACATCGCTAAAACCGAAGTTGTTCGTTCAACTGAGACCTTCTCTGACATCGTACGTGGTTTGCACGTATTCGGTCGTAAGGTTCTGCGTCCTGAAGCGTTGGTTCGCGGCGTTGTTTCATTCTAATCGTTATTAAATAGGAGAATTAAACAATGGCAACATATCAATCTTCTGCTGTAACTGGTCAAGCTGTAAACATTCCTGCGGGCGGCGGTGCTCACGTAGCGAAAGTTGTACTTGACTTTTCATCAACTAACTTAGGTACTGGTGAGTCAATCGACGTAATCAATGTACCTGCTGATACTGCGGTATTAGGTGCATGGTTAGAAGTAACTACCGCGGGTGCGGGCGACTTGGACTTAGGTGACGATACCGATCCTAACCGCTACGTTGCTGCATACGACGGTTCTGCTGCGGCTGTAGCTCCTGCTGCGGGTACTGCGGGTGGTTTTGTATACAATGCAAACAACCACATCGTTCTAACCAACGGTGCTACTGATGCATTTACCGGCGTGGTTAAGGTCATGGTTGTTATGACCCCAATCGGCGGTGATCCAACAGCAGCTACCTTCGCGTAATGCGGGATGGGGGTCTTCGGACCCCCTTTCTTCCGTGAGTATCCGATTGGGTATTGACGAAAGTTAATTCATCCTATAGAATCAAGACACCACCCCCGGGGTTATACCATATATGTCTGGTCTCTACGACAACATCCACAAGAAAAGACAACGTATCAAAGCCGGTAGTGGTGAAAAGATGCGTAAGCCGGGGTCTCCCGGTGCTCCTACCGATAAGGCATTTAAACAGGCAGCTAAAACCGCCAAAGCAATGGGTGGTTATACAGACAGGTGGAGTAAAGCTCGTGGCAAATAAAGGTTACACAGACCGTTGGGCGATGGCACGCGGAGGTTCACCTAGTTTATCCGTCGGTCGTGGCGAAAAACTCTCCGTAGAAGAAGGTGGTGGTCTCACGGCTAAGGGTCGTGCGAAATACAACAAAGCCACCGGTTCTAATCTAAAAGAACCCGTAACCGAATCTAACCCTAAGGGAGAGCGTGCGGCACGTAAGAAAAGCTTCTGTGCCCGCTCCCGTAGTTGGAAGGGTGAACGTGGTTTAGCGGCACGTCGCCGTTGGAAGTGCTAAGTGGCATTAAATAACATAATTACCCGTAGTCGCGCAAAGACCGTAAACGTCACGTGTGACACCGACGAACAAGTAGAAACCCTCTACACCTGCCCTGCTAACTGCCGCGCCCACGCATCCATGATGCACGTGGTAAATGCCGGTGGTACTGTTTCTATTGATGCTAACTTCGTACGGGCTTCTGCTACACAAACAGCTCTCGGTGTAGACGCCTCCGCACACATTCTCGGTGGTAAAAATATGTCCACCGGTGACTACATCCAGTTTACCGGTGCAGAAATGGTACTCGAAGCGGGTGATTCTGTGACGATAGTAGCCGACGGCTCTACCCCAGACGTAACCGCGATGCTGACTGTCGAGGAGTTCTTCACAGTCCCCGGTTGACGGAATATAGCTCCGTAACTAAACTATAGCTATGCTAGATTTTAAAGTTTACACCTCATCAAACGGTCCGCTATCCCCAGAACAACTCGCGAAGATGGCAGCCGAAGAAATCGTATC